GTTGCAAGACTTGGAGAGTCTGAAACTATTCAGGAGTTCCGGTATGCAGTACGACCATTCAAACCAACTATAATGTCATCACCACTTTTTCCGAATGCAAGAGCAGAAGGTTCTATTGAGCCATCACTTAAACACAACGAAGAATTTAATGCCATAACATTAGAAATGTGGAATGAATTTTGGTCTGAATATTTATAGTATCAAATACAGGGTTAATTTTTACTAAATTTTGTGTCCCCTGTTTTGGTTAGGTTTGGGCGTACCTAATTATGAGCAAACGCCCACAATTAATCCATTAAAACAAAGGAGTATATTATGGATATTAAATTTGAAAGTGGTATACCTATACCAGATAAAAGAGATAAATCTAAATATGAATGTTTAGATAATATGAAAGTAGGTGAATCATTTGCTTTACCCTACTCAGCAAGTGTACAACAATCACTTCGCCAAGCATTTTCAATACGACAAATGAAATGTGCTTTTAGAAAACAAGATAATAATACTATGCGAGTATGGAGAACAAAATGAATAAATATAATGTTAACTTAAAGTTTGATCGCAAGACTTTAAAGTTTGGTAAGTCGCCAAACACTTGCGAGTTCATTGATTTCCATTTAGACAACCCAAGAGTATGGGATCTGTACCTATCGTTTGCTACAGATATGGTTCATCTTGGACATAAAAGATTATCAAGTGAAATGCTTATCAATCGTGTTCGTTGGGAAACAATGGTAGATACTACTGATAAGAAATTTAAAATAAATAACAATCACAAACCTTTTTATGCAAGACTATTGCTGTCTTTACCTAAGTTTAAGAACACAAAGTTCCTTGAAGTTAGACAAAGTTGTGCAGATGATTTATCATATTCCGAATGTGAAATTCTGATAAGTCCTTATGTATAAATATGCAATCAAAGATTTGCAAGAACGCCGACAACATTTAGGTTTATCTTCTCAAGAAGTATCAGAGAAGCTAGGTGTATCGGATAGTCTTGTATCACTATGGGAATGTGGTAAGAAACAACCAAGCACTATAAATTTTTTTAATTGGTGTCAGGTACTTGGTTTTAATATCATTCTCAATGTTCACTTAACACAAATACCAAAGGGATTTACACCTAGCTTTGATACTAAGCAATGGATTGTAAAAGAGTTTGGTGAAAGGTATAATTATGACAACGAACTTAAAATCTTTAACAACCATTATCGGGCAAGTGGAACAACTAAATCAGATTGGCACTATGCTTTCCGATCTTGGTTACTCCGTGCCAAAAAATTCACGACCAATACAACTCAGACCGCCGCAGGTACTGAAGAACGCCGTGAACGAATACATAATGTCTTTGCTATTGGCGATAAAAAACGACAAGGTTGAAGAGTATGTAGCTACAGAGAAAGCGGCACTATTAAATTTACATAGACTAAACAATGCATTATTAGATTGTAAAGATTATATGAAACCTGCTGACCCTAAATATATAGGCACGGCAATAGAAATGTGTGCCTCTACATTTGGGTGTGATGTACCTAATGAACTTGGTTTAAAAATATACAAAGATATATTAGCTAAATATCCAAGGTGCATTATAGAACAATATACAATAGAACTAATTAAGACTTACAAGTACAGGAGGTTGCCTGTACCTGCAGACTTTCTTGCAATCTATGAACCACCATTTGATCACGGAATGTTGTTCATAGAAAATACATATTTAAAGACAAAAAAGTTTGCAAACATAGTACAAAAGTGCTATAAACTAAATACGAAAGGAGTATAATATGCAACCAAAGAAAAAAGTAGAACGACCTAAAACACTTGGTGGTTCAGATGCAATTCGCATTATGGAAGGTGATTGGCACACACTCTGGCTAGAAAAAACAGGGCGTCAAGAACCTGCTAACTTGGATCGGGTGTTACCTGTTCAGATCGGCATTGTTACAGAGAAATTAAACAAGCATTGGTTTTGGCAGGAAACAGGACATAAACTATTATCACATAGAGTGCAACACGATTTCACAGATGGATTCCGACACGCTAGTCTTGATGGTATAGCAAATGTTAGTGACAAATTTTGTGTCCTAGAGTGTAAGCATACCAATGCCAACAACACTTTAGAAAATGTTATACGAAAATATATGCCACAACTACAACATTATATGCAAGTTGCAATGATGAATAGAGCGTACCTCTCAGTAATTTTTGGTAATATGAGATACGAATGGTGTGAAATACAATACGATAATGAATACATAAAGATGCTTTACGAAATGGAAGATACCTTTTGGAAGCAACACATACTGACAGACAAAGAACCAGAGAATATAAAAGCAGAAAAAATAGTACACGATTATACAGACAACATAAAAGTAAACGAAATGATTCGTATAGATATGGAGAAGAACAATGAGTTTGTAGCTAATGCACATACTTGGCGTGAAACAAAAATTCCATACGATCAACACCGAGCAGTTGGTAAGGTATTGAAAGAACTAATACCTGCCAACTGTCGTCTTGCTGAAGGTGGTGGTATCAAGATATCAAGAACAAAAGCAGGACACCTAACCATCAAAGAAAACAAAGGAGGTTAATATGATGGCTAATATAGAACCAAGGGTAAAGAAGATACTTGCAGAGTATGATCTTAAACCCGAACACGCTTTGTGGGAACTCAAACGAGGTGGCAAAGCAACACTAATTATGTTGCATAAATACTGCGAACTTGTTGGAGCTAAAGCAGGTATTGTTATTGATGACATTGTAGAAGTAGAAACTAATTCTGCACAAGGTATAGCAGTAGTTAAATGCTATGCTCACAATGACAAAATGAAAGTCATTACCTACGGAGAAGCTAGTCCTAAAAATAGTAAGGTTGCTTATCCATATGCAATGGCTGAAAAGAGAGCAGTAGATAGAGCCATACTTAAACTTGTTGGATTACACGGCTTTGTGTATTCAGAAGATGAGTTTGATACTACAGACCAGAAGATCGGATCTGCAGATGATGACGCTATCAAAACATTTCTTACTAATATTGAAGGTAGCAAAACAGTAAAACAAGCTACAGGATATTATGAAATGGCTAAAGTAAACATAGCTAAAGCCAAGAAGTCCAATCCGGGATTGTACCAAATGGCAGTAGCTAAATATGAATCTAAACGAAAGGAACTACAAAGTGTATAATAAGATTCAAATCATTGGCAACCTTGGTGCTGATCCCGAAATTAAACAAACGGGTGCAGGTACTAACTATGCCTTATTGTCAGTAGCTACAAACAGAGTAGTGAAAGGCGAGAAAGAAACCGAATGGCACAAGTGTGTCGTTTGGGACGATAAAATTGCAGACATCTTAGCTAAATATACTAAGAAGGGTAGCAGAGTTTTATTGGAGGGTAGACTTACATACAGAAAATGGCAGACCGAATCTGGTGAAGAGAGAATAAAAGCCGAGATTCATTTAGATAGATTCAACTCAGAAATGAAGTTGATGGATTCTAAGTCTGATGGTGTGCCAATGTCTGCACCTATAGAACAGCCAAAACCAATGGCTGACATAGGTGAAATCATTGATGACGACATTCCATTGTAATGTTTAAAAACATTATTGTAACTTTGTGGATTGCATTTGACGGACAACTATATGTTAAGTATGCTCTGCCATTGCAACACAAGTGCGATATCTTTACTTGGTGGAGTGTGCAGGAGCAGTACCTACACACTCCATTGGATATTGTAGCAATGAAATGTACTAGAGTTAAAGACTTTAGAATAAATAAAAGGATATATAATTATGACAAGAAATGAAGCACGAGTCTTAAAGTTTGTAGAAGATTTTTTGATGATGTATGGATTTAGTCCTTCGTATAAAGAGATTGCTGAACAGCTTACCTTTGCCTCACCTTCACAAGCACACAAAATTTGTATGCAGTTGGTAAAGAAAGACAAATTAATTAAAGGTGTTGGTGCCAGAAACTTGGAGATAAAATGATTAGCAAAATAGAACCAATAACAAAATTAAAACAAGAAAGAACTCAACAGTTAATTGCAGAGTTGTATTGGGATCACGACAGATTATCTCAAGGTGGTAGAGAAACAATAGACAAGTTAGCAAGGATATGGGGTGTACCTACAGAAGAAGATATGGTGGGAGCAGATTCGCACATTGATGATTTGCCATCAGACACGGAGAGAAATGATGGGTAAATTTAGTAAGAGCAAAGGGTATAGAGTAGAAGCTAAACTTGTTAAGGAGTTTGTTAAAAATGGAATCAAAGCAAGACGACAACCAATGAGCGGAGCAATACCAGATTTCCCTTACGATATAGAAATAAGACAAGAACCTTGGCACAAACTAAGCGTAGAAGTAAAAGCAAGAAAAGACGGCGCAGGATTTAAAACATTAGAAAGATGGAAGTCTGGTGCTGACTTGCTGTGCCTACACAAAGATCACGGCACAACAATGGTATGTTTAGACTTGCCTTTATTTATAGATATATTAAAACAAGCAGATAATGAAACACAAGATTAATGATGAAGGTGAAATAGTTGACAAAGATGGAGTACCAATCTTAGATCACAAAGGAAAAATTATAGTTGTACCATTAGAATATCAGTATCATTACCGACATTATTTAGAAGATGATTAGCTTATAGGTAGAATAAAAGTAAAATTAGTCCTACAACGCCTATAGCTGAGTACAGAGGGTACTTTGCAATTTGAAGTATAATCTTACCCCAAACCTTGCCACATACCTTTCTAGCCTTCTCTATGCCTGTCATTTTTGCCTCCAAGTAATCTATTATTGTTTTTTGTTTTTGTTTTGCCATTGTTGTCCAATTTTCTCAGCACTACGCCCAACAGTATAACCACCAACACCAATCATTATAATATCTAGTAGTGAATTTTGCACGGACTCAGGAATGTTTGGTGCTGTAAATCCAAACCAATGTGCTACCATTAATCCTGCAAAGAGTAACATCATTATAGGACGCCAACTTCTTTGCAACCAAGTGCCTTGTGCTTCTAATTGTATTACAGTAGCGGCGGCCTCTATTTCTTTTAGATCGCCTGTAATAATTTTATGTTGTAACTCAGCTTTAATTTTTTCTTTTTCTGCTTTAGATGTAATTACTTTATCTACAGTAGAGAATATTGATTTAGCTATGGGTGCAAGTAATGGTAACATTCTATCTCCTATATAACATTATTATAAAATAGATGTTCACCATATTCGCAAACAGGCTGTACATCATAAGACCATTTAGGTTTAACTGCTTTAGTGTGATAATGAGTAGAGTTTTGTGTATTGTCTGCAATCTTACCAGACACGACAAGAAACGCTATGCCAAGCATTTTTATATATATAGGATCAACCATACTTAACTCTTTCATTTTATCTTTATTAGGATCACCTTCGTTCCAACAACTAAACTGCCAATCTTTTAAACAAACTTCTTGATGAGTATTGCCATACCATCTACGAGCATTAACTCTATTATTAATAACATTAGCTACACCAATCTGACCATCAGTATCACAGCCACGACATTCTCCCCACATTGTTCTAGCCATTGTATCTAAATCTTCAAAGTTAACTTCAATCATATAATACCTAGTATCTTTAACTCATAATAAATGAAAACTAATAGACCTGCAATAGCTACTACACTTATTATTAAAGTTTTTCTTTTCTCTTGTGCATCTCTCATATCTCTTAATTGTTTCTTTTTCTTGGCACGGACAGATGCAATTTCTGCTTGTAACCTTTCCCATTGACCTGCTGATCCATAAAGCAAGAAGATTTCTCGCAATTCATTTCGCATATTTCTAAGTTCTTCTTTACGAAGATGTGCTTCTATAGCTTCAGCTTCCACATTACTAAACTTGCCGAATATACTACTACCTTTTTTCTCTGCTTTAACATCAAGGTTTGCTTCACCTATTGCCCATTTAGATATATATCCTGACATAGTAGATAAATCTTTACCTACTTTAATACCTTGCATAATTACTGAGTGTGCTGTCTTAACTGCGGCAAATGCTGAGATTGGATCAATCATTAATGCAACCTTTGATAAACAAAGTCATCATTCTCAAAGCACGACGCTTCTATAAACTCAATAGCATCTTCCTTTGATTCAAAATAATTAGCTATAATAAGAACAGTAAAGGATTTCTTTTTATTACGAATAACTTTGTAAGTTAATTTTATATCTTCCATTGTAGTAGACTCACTATAACAGTTACCATTACTCCTATAATAGTAGCTGATGAACCCCAGATCAATAGTTCAAGCCTTTTAATACGATATTCTAATCCTTTAATTGCACTCTTTGTCATATCTCTATACACAACACATTCACGCTCGTGAGCTTCCATTTCAGAAGCTATTGCTTTGAGAGAACGAGTGTCCATTTATGAGATGTCCAGAAAATATGCTTGTTGATCTTCAGTAATGTTAGTCCATTTTGCTTTTACAGCTTTGACTCCGGTAGCATTGGACTTGGTAAAGTCAGTTTCATTAACATCATTGTAGCTAGTTTTATATCCATCTGACAAAGATACATAAGTCTTTCCATCTATTTCGCCCCACCACCAAATTTGTTTTTGATGCCAAGAATTATCTGTTTGTTTATCTGTCCAATCTTCAGATGCTTTCATTGATTCAGGGTGTTTGACATCAGTCATTTTTTCTGTTGTGTGATATAATTTCATAACATTCTCCTATGGTCTAAGTCTATGCCAACCATAATAATTAGTATTAACAGTTGATCCTAAATTGTAATAATAGTTATTACCATAGCCATATATTGTTCCATCAGATGCACGAATATAATGCGACCAATAACCACTATAATAATGTCCCATTGATATAAAATCTTCTATTGCAATATCTGTATTACCTATATAGCTAGAACCTGATGATTCTGTATGATTCCAAGGCGAAGGATATAAAAATGCACCATAATA